ATGGACGACATTTACGTTGTTAAGCGTTGCAACAAGATCATCGTTTATGGCCGCCGAGCCGGCGAAGACCAACATCAGCCACCTGAAGCCGCCGTTTGGTATCGCATCACCGATACCCGGACTAACGGCTACATCGGTGACGGCTACGATCTTGAAGAAAAAGCCCAACGCGCGTGCGATCAACTCAATGCCCGATCGCAAGTGGTGGCCCGACAAGGCTGAAGTCCGGGTCTATACTGAAAAATGGCTGAGGGAACAGCGAACCCATCGGCAGAAAGCTCGCTCCTAGCGGGCTTTTTGCTGCCACTGCCAGGTTTCTTGAACGGAGGTGTTTGCCATGTCCGAAAAAGAGTCCATCACCACCCTGCTCACCCTGCTCGACTCGCGCCAGGTTCGCTTGGCCGCGGCGTGCAAGGAAATCGCCGACTGGGTCGATCATCAAGGCGGGCACCCGACTGCCCTCAGGATTCGTGATCGCCTGAACGACATCGAGAAGGACACGCCGCTGATTCGTAACACGCTGTCTTCGCTCAAACCTGTCGAGCCGCCGCTGCCGCGGTTCAGATGATTCGATCTGGACTCCGGACACGAGCGCACGGCCAGGACGCATGAACGGCGACGATGATCGTCACCGGGTGCGTCCTTGCCTGATCACCTGCCGCTGAATCCCAAACCCGGCCCTGTACCGGGATTTTTTTTGCCCGGTCATTTCACACAGCCTTCACAACTCACGCCTTACTGTAGCCCTACTCCTTTTGAAATATCCCTTGGCCCGCCCGCATGCGGGCCTTCTTTTTGCTCGCCTGCACTCAACGAACGTCATCACTCGCGAGAGGTCAAACGGTCACACGTCACGAAGGAGGCGTCTGATGGTTACTCACTTCAAAGTTGCCGGGCATCTGGCCTGCGGCCACAAAGGCAGCAAGCTCACCTCAACCACTGAACTGAACCGAGTGAAATGCAGAAGTTGCCGAAACACCGATGCATACAAGGATGCACGCAAAGACCAACGCAACGCGGCACGCCGCGCCGCACGCAAAGCCAAAGCCACTCACGCCGCCAATGACTGGCGCGCAGCATGGGTCGAGCGACTTACCGCCATGGCCGGGCTGCAACGGTTGCCCCGTGGTTTTAGCGGTCAACCATTCGTTTAACTGACAGGTTCGGCGGTTGAAGCACATTCACTCGGCCCGGCCGCCGGCCCCATGATTTCTCGTTTCGGCGATTTCACGCTGTTCGCCGCACGGTGGCTACGGGTGTCTGGGGTTGAGATCAGCCGAATAGATTATTCGACGATAACTTCCATAGCGCTGTATGCCATTTCATTTTTGGCGATAAGCGTTTTCCTCAGCTAGGGTTTCTATCGCATCGATTCTGCCCCGACGATGTGGGCAGGCGCCTGATCAAGGAGGAGTAAATGACGACGATCCGTGAGGCGGAAGAAGAATACTGCCGCTGGTCCAGCCCGATCTTGCTGGAGCTCAAAGCAAGAGAACATCAGCTTGATCCGGCAGCTCGTCAGGCATTGCAAAATATATTGCGAGAAAGAAGGCTCGTTGACACCGGCAACCCTTCCGGCGCTGATCGACGCAAGGCGAATCAGCCTGCTGACAAAAGCGGCAAGTGAAAATAGTCGACCGGAAACAAACAAGGGTTTGCATCAGCTTTCGCTCGCAAACCCTTGATTTTATAAATTACGGTAAGAATCCCACTCAAGCCGGTTCGCAGGTCAGCCTCCACGACTGCTCAAACAATTCCCCAGCGTTTCGGCTTTCAAACTCTTCCTCCAGTAAAACTCTGCTATCGCGAGGAAGTGCGATGAACCTTGAAAAACCGACCATTCCCCCGAAGCTGTTTCGGCTGTTCACCTCGCCGCAAAATACCTGGTGCCTGGAGTCAATGTTCCTGAACACCGCGGATTGAGGGTCTTTCAGATAATCCCTGACAAGGTTTTTAGCCTGGTACTCCATGTAGTAATTGAAGTACGCATACCTTGACGCGTAGGCCGCACTCGCCAGAACGATGCCCGATACCATCAGGTACTTAAGTGTCTTCCATGCCATCCTGGGCCTCGCAAGAAGATGAAGTCGGCAAAGTGATCGTTCGCAGAACACTTCGAAAAATAGCCGAGTAGAAATGAAAAAGGCCTGCGTGAGGTATCTCACGCAAGCCTTTGATATTCATGGTGCCCGAAGCCGGAATCGAACCGGCACGCCCTTACGAGCGGGGGATTTTAAGTCCCATGCGTCTACCAGTTTCGCCATTCGGGCGGTAGCGCGGTCAGGCAGTCTGATGGCTGACAAATGACGATCTGTCAGTTCTGACGCCTGTGCAGCAGAGGACGAAATATATACATCCCGTCCCGGTGAAGCAAGTTTGCAAACGCCCATTTCAAGACTAAATCTTGCAGGACGACGCAAATAAAAAAGCTCCGTAAATCATCGATCTACGGAGCTTGTTTAAAGTGGAGGCCGAGGTTGGAATCGAACCGGCGTAGGTGGATTTGCAATCCATCCACAAAACAAGCTATTTCAATAGGTTAGCAGTTTTACCGTTCCGCAAGCTACTGATTTTTAACGGTCTGCATCCCACAGCTTTCAAGGAGTCCGTTTTGAGTTGCGGAACGGAATTGCTCCCCTGCTCTACCGCTCCATTGCCCTAGGTTGTGGGATGCATCCGAGCCTTAGCCTTAGCCTTAGCCTTAGCTTTAGCTGTTCAATCTGCTCCTCCCTGTGCATCGCTACTGTTCCCACCTGCTACGCTAAATTTTTTCATGGGGAAATCACGATGCCGAACTCAGACCTACTCCCTTCCCTGCTGTTCAAGATCAATGAAAACCAACTCGCTCTTGAGGCCGCCATCATGGAAATCTCTAACTGGGCTGAACAACGAGGAGCAGGCGACGTGGCAGATAATGTGCGTGGGGCTCTGGATACGATCGACAAGAATGAGGAGTTCATAAAGCTGACTCTCGCCGTTCTCATGTCGCCAGAATGAATAGTGTCAGCAGCTAACGACCCGAAGCAGCGGCTTCAACCCGAAGAAGCAGGCCGATGATGGATTGGACGTAGTACTCCACTAAAGTACCGGCCCACCTAGCTATCCCTGCTGCAACTGTTCACTTTGTAGCAATTTTTTAGCAGACCGTAGCACATGCCTGTCACGGGCATTACCGGTGCTTTGTTTGTAGTCTTGGGGAGTCCCACCTTGCTTAGGGGCGGCAGTAAATGACCCTCTCCACGTTCGACTACTACGCTGAGTTCTTCACGGAGGATTCGCGATGCCCAATTCAGACCTGCTCCCTTCCCTGCTCTACAAGATCAACCACCACCACCACCACCACCACCACCACCACCACCTGGTCTACTCCCGTAAACCGGGCCATCTGATAAACCACTGGTTGCACGTAAGCACAGAACCAGACTCATCCGGCCTTGGAAAACCAAAAAAAAGACTACAGTTGCTACAACCTCCTAAAGAACAGAAACCTTGAGCTACCCACACGCACACGACACGGCAAAGCTATGAGCAGCTTTAAGAAAAAATCGCCGATATCAACTTTAATAAATTTAAACCAACCAAGGAAAAAACAATATGGCAAGAACTGTCTACGGAGCTGTAGCTATAGCTTCCCTACTCATGACGGGATGCACCTCGTACGAGTTCTCTGAGCTATACCCATATTATTACGAGGATGAGCAGAAATCCAAAAATGGACTGATTGAACCTTCTGAACTGCCAGGCGAACTGGTGGACGCATTACCTTTAAAATTTCAGTTAGCAAAATACACCGGCCATCTTTGGTGTTTCCGTGATGAAGAAGGCCGAACGTCATTTTCTCCTTCTTGGCTTTCGTATCAAAAAAACAACTGGAGTGAAGAATTCACTAAGAACCTTAAACACGCATCAGAAGATGAAAATTACAGAGTTTTCACACCGATGGGCTACCCATTTGCCTTTTGTGTAATACCAAACGTCGACGAAGAACAATTATTTGATGAAACATGGTTCGGGGCTTGGCTTACCTTTATTACAACATGGGAAACAAATGAGCTGGAAAATGAGCAGCTTGATCAAGCCAATAAAGAACTTGCAATCCAATCAGCAGACACATCAAAACTTATAGATAAAGTTAACAACCTGATTGCTGATTACGACAAGAAAATCAAAGAAACCGAAGACGCTATCGCCGCTACGGACTCAGTAATTAACCAACGCAAATCAAAGCTTGGCATGAAGCTACTCGGGTTAGATCTGGACTCTAAAAAAGACCTTCCACCGTTCAATCCTAAAATACCATACGACAAGAAAAAAGACCCTTTTTTAGATGTTATAAAAGACGGAACAATGGACGTATCTGGAAAACCGTGGGCAACAGACCAAATGCTCGGAGGCAAGTATTTAGACCCTGAACTAGCAAACAAGATAGATGAAATTAATCTTCTTTTTGCTGAGCCTGATAAGATCACTAACGAAAAACTCAAACAAGACGTTATTGACCTAAAGGCTTCCGGATTCAAAGGAATCTCGGTCACATCCGGGGCAAGAACACCTTGGAGACAATCGGACCTTTATTCAAAAGCAAAAAAAGATGGAACTCCTGTTGGCAAATACGTCAGAAGTGAACACATGTTTGGTCAAGCCACTGACATGACGATACCTACAGGATGGAATTGGAATTCCAGTTCACATCGGAAGCTACGTTCTGTGATGGCACGTTTGGGCATAGAAATGCGAGTACCTAATGATCCTGTTCATTTCACGCTCACGTCCCCTACTCGCTCATTCTATGCACGTAGGCTCGCGATGGTGCGCGCGTACCTTGCAAAAGCTACTGAATTGAAGCAAGCACAAGGCGCGGTTAAGGAAAATGCTATTTTCGATCAAGAAAGGATCATTGAACAGAAAGCAAAGGTGGAGGCAGATCTCCAAGCGAGGACCACAGAGCTGACGAATAAAACCAGTTTATTTAACAGAATCTCAGCCGCTTACTTATCTAAACAACGTGAGCTTCAACAACTTGATGCGGAAATAGCCCGTCGGGAAGATGAAGCAAGACGGCAAGCTGCGCGTGACGCTCGTCATGAGCGAGGGCCGAGAGAGCCTCATACCTTCCGACGACCAGAGCCTAATGCGCCCGAGGTGGATCGTCCTGAGCCGCCTCACCGTGACCCACCTCCTCGGGATCCTCCTAGCAGAGAACGGCCAGGGGGTGATGGCGGATCGATACGCATGCCCCGTATTGGATAAGGAAAGAAGGGCCGCAAGGCCCTTTATTTGAAAACAGTCACATGGATAGAGGCTCGAACCCCTTCAGCACTCCCTCTGGTCCGCTCTAGACCGCAAAAAACGGGCTTTTATCAATCTGTATCGGGCATCCTGCGGCCTGTGGCGGCCCTGATCCTGCCCTAAATATGCCCTAAACGTTTATTCTCATTGGGCGTGCTATATACGACAGCAATCGGCCAATAGCGGTCATCGTAAGCAGCCTACTGGGCATTGAAGGTCAGGGGAGAAAATTGGTCGAGCTAACTTCAGTCTTGACTGAGTCTGAACTGCTCACAGAGGCAACGATCACCGTTTTTTCTGCAGCGATCTATCTAAATAAGGCGCGCACGCAAGAACAACACGACCATTTAAAGTTCAAGGCATGGAGGCATTGCAAAAAATCAGCGCCCCCTTATATGTTTAGCATCGAGTGCTTATTAGTTAAATTATTAATATCTTTGAGCACATCTCAATAAAAGCACGTAATTTCGGTTGGTTTTTTGCTGCTCTTGAAAAATAAAGAAAGAGCCCATCATTACCCGGAGAACAGTCAAGTAGCGCCGGCTCAAGCGTACCGCTGGCGAGTTCACGGGAGGTGTGAAATGTTGAAGAGTAAATGAGTCCAACCCCTTGTACGGCAAGGCTGCGCATCAGCTCTCCATCATTGACTGTAATCGGGCCGTTCGGCTCGATCCTCATACTTTCGTTATTTTCAATGAACTCCCATCGATAGATGTCGCCCTTTTCCGGGCGACGGAATCGAATGCATTCGTGGTGCACAAGGTCGCTGGTAACTTGCGGCTTTCCGTTAGCCTTGAAATAGGCTGGCGCTCCAAAGACAGCCCATTGGAACGGTTTCGAAAGCCTGACTGCGATCATGTCTTGCTCAATGTAGGAACCGATCAGGATACCTGCGTCATAACCTTCCGATACGAAATTGTCATGACGGTTACTGACCGTGATGTCCACGTTCAAATTTGGCCAGGCCTCTCGAAATGCAGGAAGTAGAGGCTCAATAACGTGCGGCAACGCAAGGCGCTCCACAATCAGCCTCAGTGTTCCCGAGGGTGCCTTTGCCGACTGTGCAGCGTCCTCGAGACCCGTTGCAATGGCTTGTGCTGCGGGCTCGATTTTCAACAGTAAATTTTCCCCCGCTTCTGTCAGCGCCATCTTTCGAGTGGTGCGATGGAACAGCGGTACACCCAGGCGACGCTCCAGTTTCTGCAACGCCTGGGTGATTGAACCTGGGGTTTTACCAAGGTCAAGCGCAGCTTTACGAATACTCAGCCGTCTGGAAATGGCTAGAAATTCTGATAATCCATCAAAGCTATCGGGGTGGTTCATCTCATCTCTTTATCCGTTTGGCACATTTGTAGCCGGGTTATTGATACGCACTCTACGCAGATTTTAATTACCAATCCAAAGCCATTAGGTAAATTTATTAAACAGTCTGTTCGGGTTTGGTTGGCTACTTTGCGTCTCTGCTCGCGGATAAAGTGATCTGGACAGCCAACAACTGAAGGATCTGAACATGTCGATTGCTAAGTATTTTGCTGGTCTTGCAGGCGCAATTGCCGCGCTTGCAGTTGCTACCAGTCCTGTTGTCGCCCAGGAAAAACAGGGCAGCGAAAAAATACTGATTGTGGTTTCCAGCCTGGACAAGAAGGCACCGAACCTTGTCGGTGGTTTCTGGATGCCAGAGCTTACGCATCCCGTCGAGGTCTTTGACGACGCCGGACTCAATTACGATATTGCAAGCCCAAAAGGCGGTCTTGCTCCGTTCGATGGTTTTGACCTTAGGGATCAAGCAACCCTTAAGTTTTGGACCAATCCTGAACACCGGAACAAACTGGGTAACACCCTCAAGCTTTCGGATGTCGAACCATCGAAATACGCCGCTGTCCTGCTTGTCGGTGGACATGGCCCGATGTGGGACTTCGTGCGCAACCCTGAACTTGATGAAATCGTGCGCACCATCTATGAAAGCAACGGTGTTGTCAGTGCCGTATGTCATGGTCCTGCCGGGCTGATCGACGTCAAACTCAGCAACGGCCAGAGCTTGATCAAAGGTCGTCGTCTTACCGCATTCACCGCTGAAGAAGAGATTGCGCGCCGTTACGACAAGATCGTTCCGTTTGTATTGGAAAGCGCCTTGAAGAATGCCGGTGCGAAATTTGAAAAGGCACCCAACTTCGAAAATCGAGTCGTGATCGATGGCCGTCTGGTCACGGGTCAAAACCCGGCGTCAGCGAAGGCTCTCGGTGAAGCAGTGGTCAAAACCCTTCAATCGAAATCCATATGAGTTGGCTTGCCCCAGGTGTTGGGCAATATGAAGTCCAATAGCCGGGGTTAAGGCCGGCTACTCATTGGGAACATGGTTTGTTTACGCACTCGTCGCCTTTTTTAATCGAATCACTGAGGGAACACTCAGTACAGTGGGGATGCATCACATGCGGCGCATTAACTTCCTTTTGAGGTACGCAACATTACTGGGTGTTTTTTGGGCACTGCAACTGGGAAACTGCGCCAAGGCGAGCGAGCTCCATTTTCTGGCGACAACGGCACTCAAGCCTTTTTTCGAGCAACTGACCCCCGATTTTGAAAAGACAACCGGGCATCGCTTGAAATTTGTCTGGGGCGCATCGTTTGGAACGGCTTCCGATGCAGTGCCCGTACGCATCAAAAACGGGGAAACCGCTGACGTGGTCATCATGATTGGCACGTCGATTGATGAACAAATAAAGTTGGGGTACTTGCGCAGGGAAACCGCTTCTTATCTGGCCACCTCTCGCATCGGGCTGGCAGTCAAGTCTGGCATCCCAAAGCCGGGTATCACAAACATTGACAACCTACGCCACACCCTGCTCGCAGCGAAGTCAGTGGCATACTCAAGTGGGGTCAGCGGGGTTTATGCTGCGGGGACGATGTTTCCGCAATTGGGCATCGCTGATCAATTGAAGTCAAAGAGCGTTGTCGTCGAAGCGCCAGAGCTGGTTGGACATGCCCTTCTGCGCGGTGATGCAGAGGTTGGATTACAGCAAATGAGCGAGCTGATGGCTGTGCCGGGCATTCAAATTGTTGGGCCGCTGCCAGATGCCGTTCAAAGGGTGAATGTGATCGCTGCGGCCGTTGCAAATAATGCTGCGCAACCGCAGGCGGCAGAAGCCTTGATTGCCTTCCTGCAAGGCTCTAACGCCGCACAGAAGCTGAAGGCTTCTGGGTTTGATCCCATTATTTCGCAATAGCCTCTTAACACTCTCCCTTGGCAGGAATGTTGAAATCCGGCTCGCTGACGTCAAAGGCAGCTTTGGGTCGAATTTTGTCTGTCGCGAAGGACGGCAACCGACCCATTGCGGTCACTCGGAATGATGCGACGGGATGATTCAGGGAGGGACTAAAGGCGCCGTAGAAATGATCTGACAATTGATTTTGTAGCTTCGCTTGTGTCTAGGTCATAAAACGTACTCAGCGAATGCCAAATGCACTCGATGATTTCATTTTGAGGTGCGGCGTTTTCGGCATCTGGAACAGAGGCCTCAAAAACATGGTGGCGTGTGTTGCCTGCATCGAACTCAAAAATGTACAGGAGCTGATCAACATTTAACCCGGTTTCTTCTTGGAGTTCTCGAGCGGCAGCTCCAGCGATAGCTTCGCCAGCTTCCACCTTGCCACCAGGCAAAGACCATTTTGATCTCTGTTTGCGAACGAACAAGATTTCCCTATCTCTCTCGCATATGACTGTAGCTCTGACTTTCATCTGCTGGCCCGAAACGCTTGTCATTGAATTGTAATGAAAATGCCTTTTTTAGGGCGCGCTTCTCGACGAATGCAACATATAGAGCCAGCCTAACTCCAAAAAGTGCCAGATTGCCTTAGCAATCAGTGATTTTGATGTGTCTTTCGCGACTGACCGCTTCTGGCCGTTTCCTGCCCGTCGCGAGAGGCAGAAAACGACCCAAAGCTGTCACTCATTTTTGGCTGAGGCAGGTTGAGTGCGAGTGAGCTATGGTTTGTTCGTTCACCTCGCCAGTTGCATTACTTGCAGCTCCTCTCCTGAAGTGGTTGGCAGGGTGAGCTACTGTTGAGATGTCCGCCCCACGGGCTCATCACGGTGGCCGATGGGGCGGTTTTATTTATCGCGGCCCCTTGTAGCAGTATACGTAGGCGCGCCAAGCGAGGGCGATCATGGCACCACCCGCTTGAACTCGACGACCCAGACCCATGGGTTTGAATCCCAGGTACCAGCGCCGTTGATGGAGTCCCAATGTCCAGGAAAATCATGGACTGCCGTCAACTTACTTGGGTGCCTGGTTGGGGATGTTTCCAGGTGCGGCTGACAAATTGACACGCCGATACCTTCGGCGATCACCTGTTCTTCGCTAATATCTTGCAGTTTCTCAACGTGAACGTCGGTTATCTCCAACAGAATTCGGCTGGCCCAGCGTGGCATATGGGCGGGTGGGCGCCAGCTGGCTTCCGCGCCAGAGATCAAGTCATCGACCCAGCAACCGAACTGGTACGGCTTGGATCGCGGGTCATCGTAGTTAAACGCACCGCTGTCATTGAGGAAGCTTTTCTCCTCCATCAGATTGCGAATGTCTCCATCGGCCCGATAAGCCAAAGCAGGCGCCCCATACATGTTCACATCCGCCCAGGTCTCGCGTACCCATAGTCGGTCTCCCGGCTTCCCATACGGACACGAGTAGTGCTTGTTGATAACGTTGTGGTGCGTGAGGCACAGTCCAAATTTATTCTTGGGCTTATCGTCTCGACCGATGAGCGCGATCACGTTCACCGGATCGTGCTTCACCGCACTACGAATCACAGTTTTTTGACCGCTCAGGATCGCACGCACTAACGGAGCGCAGAATAGAATTGGGAGTTCTTTCATGCGGCCTCCTTGAATGCTTCTGCTTGGCGCTATGGGTCGCTTGCCCGAGGGAGCCAGCCATTGTGATGGGCTGAGGCTGTTGCCAATACACAGTAGAAGCAAGCTTAGCTCGCATTTTTCGTTACTCCATCAGTGGCTGCTTTTGGCCGAATGCAGCCCGTCGCGAAAGGTAGGAATCGGCCAATAGTAATCGCTCAAATTCTCTACAGACGCAGGGACAGTTCACCAAAAATTGTGTTGGAGGACTAACAGGCTCGGCTCTCCAGGATTCCCTTTTTGGTGATCAGAACAGTCCGCCCAACGCCGCCGGCTCCCAATTCATGATCACCAGCTCACCACTGACTTCGGCCTTTCCCTGCCGCTGATTAGTGGTGGTGTAACGGATATCCAAGGTTTCAAAGTGGAACCCCTCGAACACTCGCCGGATATCCGGGTGATCGTTGATGCTGACCATCACCTTGCCTTTGCATCGGCGCATGAAGTCGGCCATCCGCTCGTAGTTCTCAAACGGAAAGTCCACGCCATAGCCGGCGGTTTGCCAATAAGGCGGGTCCATGTAGTGGAAGGTGTGGGCACGGTCGTAGCGTTCGACGCATTCAAGCCAGGGCAGGTTTTCCACGTAAGTACCCGATAGACGCTGCCAGGCGGCCGAGAGGTTTTCCTCGATCCGCAGCAGGTTGATGGCCGGGCCGGTGGTCGCGGTACCGAACGTTTGTCCGGTGACCTTGCCGGCGAAGGCATGGTGCTGCAAATAGAAGAATCGGGCGGCGCGCTGGATGTCGGTGAGGGTTTCAGGGCGGGTCATCTTCTGCCATTCGAACACCTGGCGCGAGCTCAACGCCCATTTGAACTGGCGCACGAACTCTTCGAGGTGGTTCTGCACGACGCGGTACAGCGTGACCAGGTCGCCGTTGATGTCGTTGAGGACTTCAACCGGCGCGGCCTGGGGACGCATGAAGTACAGCGCGGCACCGCCGGCAAAGACTTCGACGTAGCATTCGTGTGGTGGAAAAAGCGGGATGAGGCGATCGGCCAGGCGGCGTTTGCCGCCCATCCAAGGGATGATGGGTGTGGACATTGAGAGCAAGACCTTTACTGTATGGATAAACAGGTGCTAGGCTCGCCGCGCTTTGTGCACGAAGCAAGAGCCTTGGCTGGACTTGCAGGGACAATCTGCAGGGACGGCGGCCGGGATGGATGTTGACGCATCCACTCCGGTCGCTCTTTTTCACTTCGTTGAGACTTCTTTGGCATAGGCCTGGCAGGCCGCCAAGGCGATCAATCCTCGATCGCCGGCGTCGGTGATGCCGATAATTCGTTGAGCATGTGCTGGGTCAAGTTGGGCTCTTGTGGGGCCATGAACCACGCTGCCGGTTGCGGTGGCGGCTGGCACTGCGCAGCCGCTGGCTGACTCGGTGGCGTCGAGTAGGACTGACAGGCGCACATCAGCAGTGGCAAGGCGGTCGCGCAGGCGACCTTGATCACGTTGGGCATCGCTCAGGACTCGGTAATGGGTTTGTTCGCTGACTGAAAGACGCTGCTCGAGCGCCAGGCGTTTGTCTTGCTCGGCACGTTGTTGTGCCGCTGCGGTTATGGCCAATTGGTTGAGGGTTTCCGCCTGCAGGCGGGCTTGTTGTTCCAGTTGCTGGCCGTAGCGCCAGTCTTGAACCTGCCAGGTGATCGCGGCAGAGCCACCGACAAGCGCGGCCAACAACACACCCACCGCGAGCAGCCGATACGGAGCCGGGATCAGGTCGACGAGACGCATAACACTGCCCTCGCCCGCTCCCACAGCTGCAACCGATCTTGCAAACCATTCAGTCCACCGTTGATCCGGCGGGTGATGCTATTGAACTGGCCACGGTCGGCCAGTTCGTTGAGGCCGTTTTGCGCCCAGAACCAGGCGGCGGATTCGGCGGCCCATTGCGGCAGTTCGAGCAGCTCAGGAGTGCGCAACAAGCGCTCGTCATCGAACAGGGCCAGGCTGCATAGGCGATAGTTGCTACGGCCGGTGATCTGGATCAGGCCGCGACCGCGATAGCGCTGGCCATCACCGTCCGCTTCCGGGGTGTTGCCCAGCCTCACCGCCAGATTGCCGGTGTCGTACTTGCTCAGGTACTGATCGCCGCCTAACTCGCGGACGTACTGCAGTTGACCGGATTCGTGCCCGAGCTGGGCCAGGAACGCGGCCTGACGCTTGGGCGTATCGATTTGCCGGTGGACCATGGCGGCATTGAGGACAGAGACAAAAACGCCCGCTTGGCGGCGGGCGTTGGGCATGATGCGTTGTAGCTGTTGCTCAGTGATGGACATACAAACTCCAGGCATAAAAAAACCGCACTCGGCGGATGATTGGTGCGCTGCGGCGCTATGCGAGACTTACAACCTTGACCGGCTTCACCTCCTTCTTTTTATTGCCTTTGACTTTGGCTTTGCCCTTGTTGCCGCCGTTGCATTCGACCGTGGTTGACCACCCGGCTTGGGTGTAAACCTGCTCCACTGAATCCGCCAGATACTCGCCATCGAGCCCAACCTTGAAGCCCTGGGCATTGATCGGCCGCTCGGCAAACAGATCCGTGCGACCGTCCATTTCAAGCCGCACTTCTGCGCTGGAGCGGTTGAAGGCTGCCAAGCGTGCCTTGGCCGCAGACTCGGCGGCGGTCTTGTTCGGGTGAATGTGCCGATCGGTGTGCACCGAGGGCAGGCCGTCCGGCACGTCGTCATTGTCCAGGGATACCACCGAGAGCTTGCCGCCCTTTTTGTCCTGGTGTTTGGTGGCCACCTTGCCGTGCGTGTTGCGATCGCCCAGGCGGAACTTCCAGCGGCTGACGTCTTTGCGCGTGATGGTGATCGCGCCGAATGTCTTGCCGCTCGCGCTCTGCCCACCTTGTCGCGGCATCACCAGCAACTTGCCGTCCGCGACCTTGGCCGTGCAGTCGTACTGCCTAGCCAGGCGCGTGATGAAATTGAAATCGGACTCGCTGAGCTGGTCCGCCCGGGCGACTTTCGTCGCCACCGGGCACCCTGGTTCCCAGCCGTTACGCGCGGCTATATCGCCCACAATTTTCGACAGTGGCACGTCTTCCCAACTTCCACTGCGAATGGTCTTGCCGCTGCCGCGCATGTCGCTGGCCTTACCCTTGATCACGATCGTGTCCGGCGGGCCAGAGACTTCGACGTCGTCGACCACGTAACGCCCAAAACGGGCCAGCCCTGTCTCGACATAGCCCAGGTAAATCTCGATCCCAACGCCTTTCCGGGGTAGCGTCACCAGTCCGTCACGGTCATCAATGCGCAACTCGAACTCGTCAGAGTCCATGCCAGGTTTGTCCGTGGTTCTGAGCTGGATCAACCGATCATTTATCAAGCCGGTAATGTCGGCACCATCAGCGACGACGCGAAACATGGGAGTCATGGAATGTGTCCAAAAAAACCCGCACAGGCGGATTTGGGGGGGATGGGCGTTACGCGTAACGCGATCAGGCACCGGCGCCGGCGGCGACTCCGGACGGGGTCAGTCCCACAGCGTGACCGCCTCGATGACCGGGCTCGGCAGATCCGGCAACACAATGAGCAAGCCGGTGCGGAATGGCTGCTCTTCCTCGGCCAGCCCCTGATTGGCATCAAGCACTGCCTCGACGCTGCCGTTGAGGTGGCCATAGAAGTTATGGCAAATGGTGTCGAGCAAATCCCCGTCAGACGTTCTGCATGTCGTCGCCATAGCGCACAAACTCCAGGGTGAACTCTTGTTTACGCGGTATTCCGCCTTGCATCAGCGCGCTTTGATCTTCGTCGACGCTCTTCAGGCACCAGGTGCCGAGCACATCGCCATAGCCCGTGGTCAGCGTCAGCGGCTGAAGTCGGCCGCCGATCGTGCGCAGCGTGTCTAGCTGCTTCAAACCGCCCTTGAAGCCCGGAAAAATCTGGCCCTTGAGCGTGATTTTCTCGTCGCCCATGCCAACGCCTTGTTGTGCCGGCCGACGCGACAGGCGCTCCTGAGAGGCCCAGCGGAATTCGGTCGAGCGACGCAGTGAATCAAAAGCCGCGGTGTCGAGGTTGAAGTAATACGGCTGCGCCTTGGGGTCGAGCGGCTGAAGGATCAACAGGTGCGGAAACGGCTTCACCGCCTCCGGCGCCGGCGTGCCGTCCGTGACGAACGCCCACGACGGCAGCACGTTGGTCAGCGCCGGGCTGACCTTGCCGGCGATCTTGCTTATCGCCGAGGCAGCCCGAGCTGCCTGTGCCTTCAGCGTGGTCAGGCGCTCGTCGATCCCCGACAGCGCGCGACTGGCTTTGTTGTACATGCTCACTACTTGACCGACCTTGGCCTGAGCGGCCTGCACCCCACGCATCACACGCTGAAGCTTGGCCCCGACCGCCGGTCCGACAAAGGGCAGATCCTCCAGCTCGGACGCGGCCCCGGTGATTTCCCCGATCGCGCCATTCATTGGCCCCAGCATGCCGTCCAAGCTGCGCCGACCGGTCTCGCCGGCCGACGCGAGGTATTTCAACCCCGACTGTAACTTCTGCACTGCTGTCGTTTCCTGATCAGACATATGCCCCCCTGATTAAACGTGCGGTTCGTCGTACAGCTTGGTGCTGCTGGCTTGCTTGGCCATGTCGCGATAGTGCTGATCGAGCAAGGGCTTGAGCTGGCCGTAGAGCGTCGCCGCGTCCTTCACGTCGCCATTGACCACCAGGTTGAACGGCGCCTGAATGTCCACTTTGGTCTCGACCGTGGTCGGGGCAGGCTTCGGCGCCAAGGCCAGCGGCCCCGCCGCCATCGCCGCGTCGGCACTGGCTGGCGGCAACATCATGGCGCGCGCGGCGTCCCCCGGTTGCGGCGCAGGATCTTCCAGACCGGAGCGAATGACTTTGGGCCGACGCAGCTCAGAGCCCGGAAAGCGCACCTTGTTGGCAAAGTGCGGCAGCAGCATGGCGTCTTTCGAGTTGAGGTCGCGCGGGTCATACGACACAGGTGGCGCCGGTGGTGGTTCAAACGCTTTGGGCGCCGTGTCGAACGACTTGGCGATGTCGCCCATCACCGGCGCAATGTTCTGCCCGGCGTTGGCCATCATCAGCGGCCCGGCCGCCGGCATGCTCTTCAGCGCATCGTCGCCACCAAACAGCGACTTGCCGATGTAACCGCCCAGGGCGTCGCCACCCATGCTGCCGAGCACCCCGCCGATCAGACCACCAATCGCGGTCCCGACCACAGGAAACAGCAGCGTGCCAAGGGCTGCCCCCGCCGCCGCACCGCCCAGTGTACCGGCCAGCCCACCGGCGGCGGCGCCGTAGCCTTCGGCCTTCTCATCCTGTGTCTCGGCGTTCTGATAGGTGTCGATGGCCTTGTAGCCCGCTTCGGCCACAGCGAACACCGTCGCGCCTTTAATCACGCCCTTGACGCCGCTACCGCCACCGCCGCCCCCACCTTTGCCCGCCTTGCCCCCTTTGCCGCCCTTCTTCTCCTTGCCATCAACATCGAGGTCGCCGGCATCCAGCCCGCCACCGCTGCCCATCCCGCCGCCCACCACAATGACTTTTTGCGGGATGTTCGGATTGCCCATCATCGAGCCGCGGCCAATGTTCAGCAGGCCCTTGGCGATCTTGAAGGTGCTCATCGCCGACTGAAAGGCGATCACGGCGGCCACCGCCGCACCGATCCCCGTCACCAGCCGCGGCGATTCATCAGAGAGCTTGGCCAACGCCTGGGAGGCCGTGCGCACCCCATCCGCCACCCTGTCCGTGACAGGCCGGAAGGCATCGCCGATCGCGCGCATGGCGTCGTCCATAGACTGAGCCATTTCCGACCACTTCTGCGCTGACGACTGCCGGCGCTCCTCCAGGTTCTTGTCCAAGATCCCGGTGGCACTGGCCGACTCCGATTTCAACTTGGTGTACAAATCCTTGTTCTGCATGTAGGCAGTCAAGGCGGCCTTAACCTGCATGTCCGAGAACAAATCACCGGTTCGCAGAGCTTCCTCAAGTGCGACGACCATGCCCTTGGCTTTTTCCGGATCGGTCTCCTTGCTGATCTCCGCCGTGGCTTTGGCCATGGCGGCAGCCTTCTTCGGATCCGTCGCCGCGATGTATTTTTGGGCCAGTTCAAAGCTGGATTCCAGCGTCGATTTTCCGTTCTGCAGGCCGGTGTTCATCGAACCTTGATAGTCGATCCCGGCCTTTTTATAGGCATCAACCGTATCTCCCGAGCCGATCTTTCCGATCCAGTTCTTCAGGTTGTTGGCCGCCTCATCGGCGCCGCCGGCCGTCTTCATCTGCACCTGCAGCATCGAACCCAGTTGGGTTACGGCGTCCATACCGTAGATCTTCATATTGCCCATGTTGGCCAGCAGTTCGGGGAACCAGCGCGCCATGTCAGCCGCTTCAAAGCTGCCTGCCTGGCCTTGATAGGCGATCGCCTCCAGCGCTTTCTGCATCACCGCCGGATCGGAAATCTTGGCGTTCTGCCCCAGGGCGTTGATCATGCGCGCCGTTTCGCCGCCGTCCGCGCCTTGGCCCACGGCAAACTTGGCCGCTGTTGGGGCGTACTGCATGGCTTTGTCCAACTCCATACCGGCGCCCACCAACGCGTTAACCACCTCGGCCACCTGGTTACGCGCCATCCCGGTGTCACGCGACGTGTCGATAATCTTCCTCGACATCTGCGCTTCTTCGGACTTGTTGGCAATGTTCGACTTGATCGCAATGTCACGAATGATCGCGCCATAGTCCGCGCTGACCTTGGTCGGAATGGCCATCGCCGCCGTGGCGGCCGCCGCCTGACCGATGCTGCTTTTAAGCTGTTGCTTGCCCTCGTCGATTTGCTGGTGACCCTTGGCCTTGAACTCGGCCTTGGCCGCCGCCTGCCCCATGCTGTTGTAAGCCTTAGCCAGATCGCGAACCGCGACGCCCTGTTTCTTCAGGCTGCTGAGGTTGGTTTCCAGCTTGCCCAACAAGGCGGAAGCGCCCTTGTCGCCAGCCATGTGCGCCTTACGCCATTCATCGCGCAGACGGATGGTGTCGCCAATGGTCTTTTCCAGTACCCGGGCTTTTTGGCCCTCGGCCTCAAGGCGCTTGATGCGACCGGAGACATCCTTAAACGCCGAACCCACGGTAGAGCTGACCGCCCCGCCAATCACCAGGCCGAGCGCGAGTTTGTTCGACATGTGCGTGCCCTTTACGTCGGGTCAATCAAAGGCGGCTCAATCCGTGAGCCACCACACCATTTCCGAAAACGGCATGGCCTTGATCTCGGCCGCCGAGAAACCGGTCTCTTTGGCCAAGCGTCGGGCCAGCGTCTTCAACGTGGCTTCGTTACAGGTCGTCTTCTTCAACCAGACGAAAATAGCCGGCCTGCAAGCGGTTGTAGTCCTTGATCTTCAGGCCGGCCAGATCCGCGTCGGTGGCCGTGAGCAAGCTGCAAAAGAGGTTCTTTTCCATCTTGTCGTATTCACCACCGCCGGCCGCCTTGGCCGCCTCCATGTCCTTCACGCTGGGCGCGCGCATCGACAACTTGTCGACCTGCACGCCCATGATGGTGCTCTTATAGGCGAGCGTTACGGTAACGCCGTCGTCGGTGAGCTCCAGCCACTTCGGCAGCGGCTTGTTCAGGCTTACTTGTGTCATGTTCGTGCGTCCTTAAAGGCCCAGGGCCGAGCGTTCTGCAGCCAGCTGATCGACACCGTCAATCACCTGAATCATGTTGATGGGATCGATCTCGTACATGACGCGACCGTCGATTTCGAGCTTGTAGTAAACGGCCTTGATCGCATGCTTGATTTCGGCCTTGTCGCCCGACTTCCAATCGCCCATGTCGACTTCTTTGATGCCACCGCGCAGGGTCACTACCACCGGCGTGACCGCTCCTTTCAGCCCCCGGAAGGCGCCACGAAAAACGATGGTGCAAGCGGTCTGGTCAGCCAGGCCGAAGTACTTCAACGACTCGCGACGCACGCCGTTGGTGGTAAATGCCGCTTCGAGCTTTTCCATACCCATACCCATTTCAACCGGGGCGGACATACCACCGCCCTGATAGTCATCGGTCTTTTGGGTCAGCTTGGGCAGTGACAACGTGGGCACGTCGCCGGAAAAACTCACACCGTCGACGAACGCATTCATGCCGGAGAGAACTTGAGGAATCATTGAGCGGCCCCCTTAGGCGGTTTCAAGAACTTCGGTCAACCATTCGTTGGTGACTTCAATGAGGAAATTCGGGTTTTCTGCTGGCGGCACATCGGTAAAGCGAATGCGCCAAAAAATTTTGCCCTGCTCGATCTGGCTGGCCGTGTTCTTTTCCTTGTCCGGGTAGACCTCGAAGTTGATCACCGCGCCGGCGTTCTTCTGATCGCGCATGAACGCTTGAAGGCCTTCGGTGACGTCCTGCACATAGGTCTTGGTGATCGAGCGATCGACCGCCCATTTGTGCCCCGCCTGAATCGCATCCATGAGGATGTCGCAGGTGCGCACGCGGGTGACGAATGCCCATTTCGGATCGCTGGACAACGTGCGGTTGCCCCATAGGCGATAACCACCGTCCCGGGTGATCGTGGCAATGTTCGCGTTGTTCAGCAGGTTGGCCCGGCAGGTCTCATCACCGTCCAGGTATTCGATCGGGCGAGTGGTCCCAGTGATGCCGACAAACTCCTTGTTCGACGGCGACGCCCAATAGCCGTAGTTCGCATCGGTCCAGGCGAACAAGCCCGCGACCCAAGCCGAAGCCGGGGCATCGACTGTTGCGCTGACGATCGTGTCCCAGAACTGCACGCCGGGATCGACCATGTACAGGCGCTTGCTGCCGAACTCCAGGGCATAAGCCATGGCGGCTTCATCGGTGGTGTTCGGTCCGTCGATGATGCCAATCGCACGCAACTTGCCGGCCAGCGCATCCATGGCTGTCGCTACCGCTTGCGTGGCGGAATGCTTCGGCGCGATCACCAGCTTCGGCTGGGCATTATGTTTACTCTTGCCGTCCAGCAGTGCTTGCAGACCGGTACGTTGACCATTGGCGAGAACACCGCCGATGATGGCGGACGTTTGCAACGCGGCGTCTTCCAGCTTGGGCACGCCGATGGCAACGATCACCGCCTTGGCCCGGACATAGATTGCAGCTGCCGCCTTGGCGATCGCCGACCCAGCACCGAATGCTGCAATGGCTTCGCCCTCAGAGGTGAGCAATACCAACTCACCCGCCTTGGCCGTACCGCCGCCGATCAAACCCGGGGTGAAGGTGTCGCACAGGCCGATGATCGACGAGGACGGCAGCGAAATCGTCCGCGCACCAGTGTCGATCAACGTGGTGGTGACGCCGTGAAAGAAACTCATAAGGCTCAATCTCCAGAAACGAAAAAGCCCCGCATAAGCGAGGCAGTCAGGGATGTTCGTGTTACGCGTAACGGAAAAGAAAACGCCCCGTCAGGGCGGGGCGTTTATGCGGTTTGTTCGGCGATCCAGGCCGGCGCAACCGGCCGGTGCTGACTGTCGGGAAAATCCGGCGCCTGAGGCCAATCCCGTAGCGCCTGCATGTACACCAGCAGCTCCGTGAACTGCTCACCGGAAAGCGTGGTGGCCACCTCGATGTCCAGTTGATCGCGGTGGCGATCACGCAACCAGACCAGCGATGCCAGCGCAGTGTCGCGCCAGGTCCGCTCAGCCACCGCGCCCTGATCCGCTGCGCCGGCCTGCAACTCCGGGTCGTCGTCGGACAGAAACTCTTCGGCATAGCCGTCTTGCAGATTCGCGAACTGGCCGCAGATGCGGCCCGATTCGTCGCGTTGAACAAATGGCATAGCTTATTCCTCCGTCCAGCCTTGAGTGTGCAGCGAGGCGTACCCCCCGGAGTATCCGGGGTATATATAGACCTGCACTACCACCTGCCCGCTTTGGTTTGTCAGGGCTTCGCAGTAGCCCGACACGTTCTCATTCGACGTCGCGTCGTTGCTCATGCCGATGCCGCCCACGAAGCTGTCTGTCGACGTGTTGCTCAAGGTGACCGCCGCTGCCTCCGGCGAACGCACGTAAATGACACTCGACTCCCCCTGTATGCGCGCATAGAACCGGGATCGAACTCGCACGCCGGGCGGCACGCTGACTGTCAGCGAATAGCTGTTCGTTGCAACGCCGGGCACGTACAGGTCCCGCTGCATCGTCTTGAAGTCGGTGCTGTTTCCTGTGTTGATGAAAGGGATGATGTTGCCCGAACCATCGGTCTTCACCGCGCGGCCTTTCAGGCGGACGAACTTGCCGTATCCGGCCGGGCGGTTGGCCGCAATCAACGACGTGTCGAACCCGACGTCGACGCTGCCGTCACTGTCCTTACGGATCAGGAAGAAGTGATAGAAGGTGTTCGCCACCTTGGCACCGGGGAACAGCGCATTGCCGCCCGCGCCAGCAGACCAAGCGCCCGCCGCCTGAAAGCGCTTGGTCAAGCCGGCAGCCAGGATCAGATCGACGGTGTCGGTCGAATCCCGCGCCCTGCCCACCTCAATATCAATATCCGTATTCGGCGTGACCGCGTTGACCGCTAGCGACAGGCCACTGATAAACCCCGGCGGTGCATGGCTGGCAATCGCCTGGTACACCGCCAGCGGACTCATCAGGAGTTTGCTCGCCGTGCCCACCTCGGCCTCAGTCTTAAGTGCGTAGTGCCCAGAGTGCTGAATCGTCCGCCACGGATACCACGCCCCGTTGTAGTGGGAGCGAAAATAGATCGAGCCCGCGCCCTCCCAAGCCGTCGCATACGGGTACGCCAACTGGGTGAAGGCCAAGGCGGAGTGATACAGCACTTCCGCATAGAAGACGGAACCGACAACGCCTGGCCCGTTCTGGGTATCGCCCATCATGATCTTGGGATGCCGTCCGGCGGCGATGATCGTGTTCCAATCCGTGGTGCTGTCTACCGTGCCATCGGTCTTGTTGCGGACCGCATCGACGATCCCGAAGCCCGCCAGCGTGGTCGGGTTGGTGCCTGAAACCACCCGACCAAGCTTGTCGACGGTAATTTTCATGTAGGAACCCGGCACCACCCCGCTCGGCCCGGCGATCACTTCAAAGACCAACGCCGTTTCACCCAGGGTGATCGGCGCATCGGTCACCAACTGACACACGCTGTCAGCCTGTGTCGTGCCACGCTCAACCTGCACAAACAGGCCCGGCGTCACCTCGATACTTTCATCGGCATCGGCCACTCGGGACCAGGCACCGGCCGCTGCCGTGTAAATACCGTTGTCCTTGCCGGCGACCTGATTTTTCACCAGCACGCGCGCACCAGCGGGGACGGCCACCCCGTCAATGGTCTGTAGCCCATTCAATGCAATAGCGGCCGTGGTGGCCACTAACACCGAGTGCTTGAAATCCTGCCTGTTCAACGCAGCAAGAATGGAGGTGTCGACGTATTCCCGTGTGGCCAGCACCACGCTGGGGTCAATCTTCAACTCGATGTTAGAGGTGCCGCTGGTGATGATGTGCATCCGCACCACCTGATTGCGCCCCGATCCCTGGGCGAGCAACGGCTTGTAACTGGGCGCCACGTTGGCCACCGCAGAAAACACACCGTCCTTGTCTTCCAGGGCCAGCTCGCGAATCCACCAGCCACCCACGTCGGGCGGCAGCACCAACTCGGCAATCAGGATATTGGCGTCAGTGGGTGACACCCGTAGCTGATTGAGCTGTGCCCGATAGACCTGATTGACCAGCTTGGTCTGCGCCGGACTGGGTACCGGATCGGTGCCATTCGCGTCACCGATCAACATGTAACGCGGCTCCCACGGGATACCGAGGGCGTCGCAGTTGGTTTTCTTGGCTGCCCCCTGGGTCGTGAGCATGCCGCCGAAAATAGAGTTCTGATTAACCATGGGGGTACACGTCCAATTGATCTAGGGTGTATTCGCTGACACCGTGGTAGCCCTGAATGGCCACATCGATATCTGGGTTGTTCCAGGGATAAACATCGATCTCATCGCCGTCATACACCGCGAATCCGACACAGGTGTTCAAGCGGGTTTCAAGCATGATGTCGAGCCCGGTCAGATGCCGGCTCACGGGCTTGGCGTCGTCGATCAGGCGCTCCAGCTCCCGATACATTTCCTCGGTGATCCCGGTGTCCAGCACACCGACCTTGAGCGCAAAGGTACCCGGCACGCCTTTGGGCACCGTGTTGAACCACTCGACGATCTCGATCAGGTAGCCCAAGGGCTCGACCACGCGGCGTAACGCGCCGATCGTGCCCTTATGGGCATGGATGTAATACGACGCGGCAATTGCCCGGCGCTTGGCCGCCTCTGACCATCGATGGTCCCAGCGATCGACCGACCACGCCCACGCCAGATGCGGCAGCAAATGAACTGGGCAGGTCTGCGCGTTGTAGAGCGTGCGCAACGGGATAATCGTGCGCTCGTAGAACGATGCCTCTAGGGCGCGCTCCAGTTGCGTGCTATTGCTCGGCAGCAGGCTCTTCATCCCGGCACCTTCGGCACCACGCTGTAGCCGGTGCAATACGCCGCCTGAGCCTTGGTCGGGGCCAAGTCCACCCAATCGGGCAACTCAACCCTGGAGACACCGGCCACGTGAACCTGAGCATCGACAGCCGAACGCGCCACCTCCACGCCCAAGCGCTTGCGCGGGTTGATCCAGGCGGACAAGCGCTTGGTGGCTTCCGCCAGACTGGCGTCGACCTCAGGGCCGGCGCTGTTCATGTGCAAGATGGCGTCGATGCGGTAATGAATAATCTCCGCGCTTTGCACCGTGACCCGATCACCCAGCGGGCGGACGTTTTCATCATTTAGCCCCGTCGCGACGGCGGCCAACAACTCAGGACTGGCCACCCCTTCACCTTCCGAACTCAGCACCGTTACCGTAACTTCGCATGGCTCCGGGCTTTCCGCCGTGGCGTCCATCACCAGACCCGAGGCGTTGCGCGCGTGAAAAATGTAGCTGTTACGCGGCCCTGCTGTGGTTAGGCCCTCAAAGGCCAACTGGATACGCTCACGGTAAGGATCGTCTTGTTCCTTGACCTCGGGTACCGGCGGGACCGCCAGCAGATCCTCGGCCTGAATCACCAGGCGAGGCAGGTTGACGTTCGCCCCCAACTGATCCAGATCGCTGCCGATGGCATGGGCCAAGAGCAGGGCCTTACCCGCGTCGTTGACCCGGGCGCGGTTGCCGACCTTGTTGTAAGCCCCAATCTCCAGCAGTTTGACCACGGGATCGCTTTCCAGCGGCGCGCTCCAGTTGTCGCCCATGTACCCGCGAAAGGTGTCTAACCCTTCTTGATAGACGACCTCAAAGTCCAGCGGCTCCAGCACGTCCGGCGCCGGCAGCGCCGACAAATCCAAGCCACTCATACGCTCACCTCCAACAGAAAGCGGTCGCCGAGGTATTCGCCGGCAATGCTGAGATCGATTTTTCCACCCAATACCGCCAGCACCCGCACGCTCTCCAGCTTCAGACGCGGCTCCCAGCGACCCAAGGCCCTGGCCGCCTCCGCTTGCACCGAACTTTTCCAGCCCGCGTTAATCGGCAAGTCGACGAAAGCGCGGAGCTTGCTGCCGTACTCTGGACGGTGCCGACGGCTGCCGAGCGGTGTGCCGAGGATGTCGGCCATGGACTGACGTAAATGCTCAATGCCGGAGATGGGTTGGCCGGTGTGGCGATCCATTCCGATCATCTAAGTCACTCCATCAACTGTTCGAACTCTGGATTGGCCTTCAGATAACTAACGGCCTGTTCATCCGACACCGACACTTCGACACGGGCCTTGGTGACCGCCAGCGTGCGATTGCTATTGGGGATGACCAGGGTGCGCGAGGTGTAGATTTTGTCGCGAAAGGTCAGCAGCAGAGCCGTGACCGGCAACGGCTCATCGGCGGGCAATTCATTGGACTTGGCCATGTTTTCTCCTGGCATGAAAAAGCCCGCGCGCGGCGGGCTGGATGGGTCAATCGGTTAATGCGTGTGATGGTTACTGTTACCCGTGGCATCGATGATCGAGGCAGCACTGGTGATGTTCTTCGTGGCGTGTAACGTCCCGTCGATCACCACTGCGCCGGTCAGCTTGATGGCCGTGGATTTGATCGCCACCGAATCAGGCGTCAGCGTCGCCTCGGTGCCGCCGACCTTGGCCGTCACGGCGTTATCCGTAACGACTACCTCGGTGCTGCCGACCTTGATGGTGACCGTGCCGCTCGGCAAGGTGATGGTGTAGCTGTTGGCCTGCCAGTCGTAGACCAGCGAGCCGCCATCGTCAAAACGCCAGACTTCCACATGGTCGCGATTATCCGGCTGGGCGCCGGCATCCCCGTACAGCCCCGGAATAAAGGTGCCCATGCCGGCCTGGCCGCTGGGGTTGAACAACACCCCCTGCTCGCCAAGACTCGGCGCCCGCCAGTGTCGCGCCTTCCCGGCCGCCAGGCTGTGCCAGCGCACCCAGGCGCTGGTCCACTCGCCATTCGACACCCGCACTGCAGGTGTCGCCAGATCCACACCGACTACCACGCACGGCATCAGCATGGCCGCGATCATGCGGTCATGCTCGGCACTGGCGTAACTCACAAGGAGTCATCCGGTGCCTGCACCACCTCAACGGGGTGATCGCCACCCGGCGGTACGTCTGGTGGATCGTCCGACCACGGCCATTCCTCCACTCCGAGGTACAGCTGATGGGTCCATTCCACCAGCCAGACGGTGTAGCCATCCAGTTCCGGCTTGGTCCAATCCTGCATGGCCTGAACGAACTCGGCCGGCTCGACTGCAACGTCCCAGGTTTGCATGCGCAGCAACACCGCCAACTGTGCCGCCAGGTGCGCGGCTTGTTGGCAATGCTGCGGCTTGATCGGATCAACAATGATCCGCGCCTCGAACCGACACACCAGCGTGGTTTCGCCGGTGCCGAGGTCCTTGCCCGGTTCGATCTCAGCCATTTCCAAAAACACCACCGGCAACGCAATGCGGTCCTTGATGTTCGGCCAGGCGGTGACCGCTTTGATGCCCGGCAAGTTGCTCGCCAGATGCTGCTCAATCGCCCGGTAGAGCTGGTCAAGACTAAAAGGCTCATCAGACATTCGCTGTCCCCTTCAGGTACTTCTGCAGTTCAAAGTTGAATTCTTGCTGCAGGATTTCCAGCAAGCGTGCATGGGCGCGTTTGATCCACGCGTCGAAGTGCGGCCGGGCCTGCTCCAGCGACACCTTGGCCTTGGCCAACGGAAAGCGATTGCCGTTTTCTGCGACCCACCCCGAACTGGCCCCGCCAGCACCCGACATTGTGCTGTCGGGATAATCGTCTGCATTGAAGTGCTTACTGGCGGTGCGAATCCAGATGTCGGGCTTATTGCCGTAGACCTGCTTGAGGAAAGCGCCCTGATAGCGACGCCCGGCCACCGATACGCCGCTACCGGATTGTCGTGCTCGCCCGATCCGGCTCGACTCAATGGGATTGAGACCGAACCACAGCTTGCCGATGGTGGCCCCGCCGGAGACTGGGTAACTACGCAGACGCTGACGCACCGCCGCAACGGCAATGCGCTCCTGCCGGCTGACCGCACGGGCAATGTGAGTGCGCAGCCACCCCAACGTCTTGTTGATCGCCCGACGCTGAGCCGCAGCGGCCGCTTTCGGCACCAGCTTGGCAAAGTCCTCGAACGCCTGCAGGTCGGCGGCCGAGGACTGGATGGAGAGCATCCCGCCACCGGCCGACGATTTGAAGTAGCTGCCGACACTCATGCGCGCATCCTCAGGATCAAGGCGACCAGACCGTCACCGCTCGGCTCCAGCTGCAGAAGGTCGTACTCCCCACCGCCATCCAGCTCCGGCAGATCGACGGTGACCAGCAAGCCCTGCTCTAGCCCGTGGGAGTCGCTGACGCGAATTTCAAAGCGAGGCTCGCGCAGACCGGTGTTGAGCTTGCCGATCTTCGGCTGCAGCCAGGGCGCAGAGAACATGCCCAGCACCGGCTCATCACGACCTTCAATCCGCGCGGTGTCGCCCAGCGTTTCGAACACCACCGCGTCGACCTCGGCGATCAGATCGCGGAAGCTCACGGTCAGAGCTCCAGCAGGATCTGCGCCAGCGGGCGGGTGCAGAGGTGTAGCGGGTTAGACTGGGCTTCACCGGCCATCCCCTTATTGAAGGGCAGCGGTTCGATCTTGCTGTAGTACGGCACGCCTTCGGTGTTGACCGTTTCCATGTAGTCGGCCGGCGCGAACACCGAGATGTACAGGTCCGGAACGCCTTCTGGAATCAGCAGAGCCTTGTCGTCATGGATGAAGGTCACGCCTGCAATCTTGCCGCGATAGCGTTCCCAGACAATGCCACCGAACTCGAAACTTTCACGGGCATCACCGCGCAAAGCGGCGGCCTGCTGGCTGTTCACAAAGGTGTCTTTGATCGACTTGTGCACAACAAGCTTGTTCCAGAAGTTCTTGCCACACAGCGCCCGCGAACCGCTGCTGGTGATACTTCCCAGTGCCTCTTCCTGCAGGTCCAACGCTTCACCGGCCTTTACCCGAACCTCGGTGTCTGGACTGTTAAGCCCCATAGACATTTTCTTACGCGTCACGCCGAAGGTTTTGTAGATATCCAGCAACACCGTCGATCCGTCTGCGTCTAGGATCTGACCATTGAGCGCTCCCATGCGTTGGAACTCGTGCGTTGCGTCCAACTGCCGCCGCGCTTTGGCCAGGCGTTTGTTAACCACGTCCTGTACGGCTTGCAACTCTGAACGCGCACCAAATGCGCGGATGCCTTGGATCTCATCTGCCTTGATAGCAAAGCGTTGAGGCAGGTGTACGGTGTTGAACGGGATCATGTTGCGTTTAGTACCAGCGACTACCAGACCAGAAGTACCGCGCTCACCTGCTGGGACCAGGGCCAAGGTGTCGCCATCCTTTTCGATTTGTACCGTCAGGGTGGTGATGCCCTCTTCCTGGAACAAACCGAGGCTGCTGATGCGGCCCGGCAGGTATTCCTGTTCATTGATGGCGGCGGTCAGCGAAGAGACCGAGAACGCGTCATCGTTAAAGATTTCAATGTCAGCCATGAAGCTATCTCCAGAAAGCAAAAAACCCGCATTCGGCGGGTTCGGTAATCAGGGGTGGTTGTCTTAGCGGACGATCAGGAAGTGACTCGCCAGCGCTTTCTCTGCGGCGGGGTCCAGGCCGGTCAGGTGCGCCTCACTGACTTCCGCCAGGCGAACCACCGCACGGCCACGGCGGACCAGATCCGACTCGCCCAGCGGGCCGTAGAGAATCGCCACGGCGTTTTCGCTACCGTCTTCGGCGGTCGGGTTGTACGGGGCAAACTCACCGGTCAGGCTGACCAGACCGAGGACCTGCCCCGGTTCCAGCGCTGGGCCGGCAGCGACATTGATGGCTTCGCGGGAGATAGTGCCGGCGGCTTCGGACAGGAGGAATTCGCCTGCGTGCATCGGCTCACGTTGAATGGTCATCTTTTGGCTCCTGATTTACCGGTGTGCGCAGATTGGCGCGCCGACCAGATTGAAGGTTGATCGATTTTTTTAGCCTGAATTTTGGGTGCGGGGTCATCGTCGAGCGGCAAGCTGTTGTCGATTTCAAAGCCCTTGCCGCTGCTGACGATCTTGTCGAACAGCCGTGCCCGCACCGCCGCAACGTCCAGGCCTGCAGCTACGTACTCGACGCTGAACTCGGGCAACCGTGCAGCGACACACAGGTCATTCACCGCTTTGGCGCGGGTTAAGCCGGCCTGGACGATTGCTTTACTTTCAAGCTTGGTAGAGCTGAGCAGCGGCTCGACCAGATTGTTGATACCGGCTTCGGCGCAACGCTGGGTGATCATCAAGGCCAGCTTGGCTGAATCGACCACGGTGGGAGCCGGTGGCAGCGTGTCGAGCTCCACGTCGGAATCCGTCTCAGGTGGCTCGTCGAGCTGAGCCAACAACTCGGCTGGTGCGTGCTGGTAACGCTGCAGCACACTGCCCTGCCCCAGACACGCCTTAACCTTGACCCCGTCGCCGACTTCATCCGCCAAGCCCAGCGCCACCGCTTCATTGGCGGTCAGCCAGGTTTCAGCGGCGACCAAGCGGCGCAACTCGACCTCATCAATGTCAGGGGCCTTGGCCTTGTAGGCCGCGATGATCGCCTCCATGGTCTGGTCGAGCACATCGGCCACCTTGCGAAAATCCTCGGCATCCCCCGCCGCATACGTCCATGGGTTGTGGATCATCAACATGGCGTTGGAGGCGATCACCACGCGGTGCGCACCACACACCGCCACGCTCGCCGCGCTGGCGGCCAACGCATCCACCCGCCCGGTGCAACGCTCGCCCAAACGCGACAGTGCGTTGTGCATCGCCAAGCCGTCGAACAGGTCACCGCCGATACTGTTGAACGCGGCGATCACGGGTGAGACGCCGTCATCCATGGCGCGCAGATCCTGCACGAACTGATTGGCGGTGATGCCCCAGCCGCCGATCTCGCCGTAGACGAAGACTTCGATCACTCGCTCGGTAGCTTCACCACTGGCTTGCACCGTGTACCAGGTGTCGTCCTGCACGGGTACGCGCTGCCCTGCCCGGTTGTAAACGCGCGGTCGCGCTTTCTTGCTCATGATTGCTCCTTGTCGTCGACTGGGACGAAGGCTTCGAGAGTTGTGTAATTGAGGCCAAGGGTGGTGGCCCGAGCTAAGTCAGCGGCGTTTTCCGCGTCGACCGTTTCCGCGTCGTAGCCGGTGCGCAGGACCATCTCACTGCGTGAAGCAAAGCCCGCTTGGACTTCCATCCGCCGCGCCTGAACGTCTTGAACCGGCTGTATGTAGGCCCACCCTTGTGGCACCCACCGGGTACGCAGGTAATGCCGGCGCCGCAGGGCGTAGTCGTCCAACACCAGAACACCGGACAACACCGCCATGTCCATCCAGGCGGCCCGCACCGGGCGGCAAAGCTGATGCACGTAAACGCCGAATTGCAGCTGCTCCAGGCGGCGGCGAAACTCATTGAGCACGACCCGCAGTGCCCGGTCGTTAACCTCGCGCATGTCGCCAGTGAGGATCTCGTAAGGCGTACCCGTTCCCGCAGCTGCAGCCATCAGCTGCTGCCGCATGAAGTCCGGATAGTTGTTGCCCGCGTCCGGCGGCTTGGAGAACTCAACCTCTTCACCGGGCCCCAGCTCCTGCATGGTGCCGGGCTCCAGTGCGACCATCGGGGTAAAGCCGTCACGATCGGGAATCAGTGGCTGGCCGGTGACGGGATCTCTGGGCGTCTGCCCGGAGTCCGGCGCTGGTCGACTGATGAAACCTGCAAACAGGTTGGCTACTTCTTGGCGGAACAACACCGCGTCGTCGTAGTTGTCGAGACTGCGCAGGCGCTTGAGCACCGGCGACAATCGCGGCACGCCGCGCAGTTGTCCCGGTTCGACCGGTTCGAAGATGTGCAGCACCTGCGCGGCCGGCACTCGCACCAGTTGGTTGTAACCGGCGTTCAGCGACGACGCATCACGCGGGTGCGACAGGTACATCCAGTACGCCACCCGTTTGCCGTCCGGGGTGAACTCAATACCGGCGCGGATAAAGTTGCCGGTTTTGGTGGTTTCGAACTTGTCGTGTGGCACAAATTCCGGCGCCAGAATCTGCAACTGCAACGGCACCGCGAGGCCTTCGTCCAGACCACGCGGTCGTAGCCGCACAAAACATTCGCCCGAGGTTTCTACTGTGCGAGCAACCAGCGCCTGCTGGCCGTTGAAGTCGGTGCGCTCATCGGCGTCCGATTCATCGACCCAATCGTCCCAGAGTTCCTGCAGCAGTTTGCGCAGGGCTTCGTCGTCGGTTTTCGGTCTTGGCGTGATGCCGGTGCCGATCAAGTTGCTGACGCGCTTGTCGATCACGTTGTAGGCATACGGGTCGTTGCGAACCGCTGCCCGAGACCGTGAACGCAAGTTGCGCAAGGCCGGGGTGTTGATGCTGTTGATCCCGTTGTCAGGAGCATCCCAGCCAGTTGAGCGGCGGCCCTCCCCGGCGCCTTCGTAACTGGCCTTGATGTTCGACGGCAACACGAATCCGTTACGGGTGAGCGTCGGAAAGTGGCGAGCCATTAGAGTCCTTTGCCTCCGTGGTACAACCGAACCACCCGAGAGCGTGGCCCGGCCGCACTGATCAGTGACATGCGTATTTCTTCGCGTGCTTTGAGCAGCTCGTCGACTGTGCGGTATTCGACGGTGCGGTCGGTGTAGCGCACGACTTTTTCACCCCGAGCGATGGCCGCCTCAACCGCGTCGAGGTGCTTTTGGGTAAAGGACATATCAGCGTCTCTTGAGGTAACCGCTGGTGGAGCTGCGGCGTTGAGGTGGTGATGCTGCAGGTCGCGGTTGCACGACCGGGGCAGCAGGTGGTGGTGCGGGCTGCGCCTGTCTTACGGCCACAGGCACAGCAATTTCGTCTTCCTCGACACGCTCGCCCCGTACAGGCTTGATGCCCAAGGCGTCGTCAAACAAGCCAGACTGGGCCAGGGCCTGCCGTACCCGATCCCAGTCATGCTCCTGATACCGGTTGATGCCCAAGTAGTGCGCCATGGCCAGGCTATACACCATCAGGTCGAGGGCTTCGTTGCGTTCGCCATGCCCCTTCACCCACTCGGTACGCACCTTCCCCCTAACCTTGCGAGCAACCTTATGCTCGGCTACGCACTGGTCAAAGAACTCATCCGGCAGATCATTAGGAAAGTGGAGCGCACCAGGTCCCGATTCAAATGAATAGCGGTTATAGATCCAATCCTTCGCAGTGTCTGTCCCTACAAACCACAGCTCAACGCCATTGCGTTCGGTCTGACCTTTCCAGGTCACATCCATCATGGACGGACGCTGTGCAATGACATTCCTGCCGGGCTTGCTCGCACCCTTAACTGCAAACACGTTGCGCCAACGTCGCAGGCGGCAGAACTGATACACCTCATCAGTATGATGACCGCCGGAGTCGACCGCCGTTGCGAGAATTGCAAGACCCACACCGCACGGATGTCGGTAGCGAGCCTTGAGCTTTTCGTCCAGCACCAACCATGTACTTTCCTTTGCGGGATCTCCCCAGACCACCTGGAAGTCAACAACCCAGCGCTCCATACCAACACCGAAGCCCATGACCATTAACTCCAAGCGATTAGCCTGTACATCGACCGCTCCGGTCAGCATCAGCACCGCTGCCGGCATCGAACCTAAACCGTAAAGTTCTAGCCTTGACCGATCACGCAGGACCTCGGCTTTGGTTTGCTCTTGAGCGCTATCCCAAACCTTGGCAAGCCGGGTGTTATAAAACACCTGCATCAAGCCCATTTCACCGGCTTTCTGTGATGTCTTAGCTTCTTCGAACTCCATCGCCAACGACTGCCAGGACAGCCAACCTATTGGCGAATACAGCGCGTTGAGATGGAAGCCGACCGTCTGGCCGCCTTCCTTGCCATGTGCACGCCATTCGCCACGAGCGAGCATGTTGCTCTTGTGATGCTCTTCAATCAGAACGTCACATTCAGGCCCGGCGCACTGGTAATGCACATTCTTGAAGTCCTCACCGTAGAGCAGGCGCTCCCACTCCAACACTTGCATAAAGCCGCAGGCCGGGCAGGGAACATAGTAATAGCGCTGGTCACTCGCCTCGAAGAGGTCAGCGATCCGCGACGCGCCCTTGATGGTCGGGGAACTTGAGAAATAAATCTTGGCGTTGCGGCCAAAGTTTGTCGCTCGAGTCTCAGCCAGTGCAACAGGATCGCCCTCTTGCCCTACATCGTTTTCCCAACGATCTACCTCGTCACCATAGATGTAACGTGCGGATAGCTCGGACAAGTTGGCGGCCGACCCAGCAGTGTTGACGTACAGCGAGCCGCCCTCGAACTCCTTGGTGTCCATCGTGTTAGATGTGTCACGAGAACGGTTAGCGGCAACACGCTCGCTCAGTACGGGTGTTGCCTTGATAGTCTTTTTGATCCGTCCGGAAACCCGTTTGGACAAGGTCAAATTGGGCAGCAAAGCCAGGATGTTGGAAGGAGCCATATGGATCAAGGCACCAATCCAGTTCAAGGCGATCTGGGTTTTCATAAGCTGTGAGGCCACCATCGTGACCACACGACGACACGGGTGAGCAGGAGACAAACAACGCATGGGCTCACGGGCGTAGGGTGTGCGCGCAGTCCGATACTTACCGGGCTCTGGCGCTCCCGTATCTTTTGGAATGCGCATGAACTCGTCTGCCCACTCGTCGACCCAAAGATCGGGGTCGGGTCTAAGGCCACGAAAATACGATTCGCGGTACACCTCTGCACCATCAGGAAACTCTTCTGACATAGCGTTAGCTCACTGAAATTGCTTGATCGAGGTCTGCCGCAGATAGTCGCTCGGCGTCCTCGAGCGTTCGACGCAACTCTGCCGTCAGGTGTCGTTCGATTTCCCAGGGATCCGTCATAGCCGCGAACTCAGATGAAAGCTGGGACGACAGCCGTAGCAACTGATCACGCAACAGGCGGCCTGCGTTGTATGCGCTAACTTCAACGGCCTCACGCTCGACAAGCAAGCCCTGCTTTGTGCGTAGTTCAATCACGCTCAGCTCCGCAAGACTCTGCTCACGCAGTGCTCGGGACTTGTGGAAATCGGGTTGCTGCCCCGCAGGTGTTAACGCGTGCGGCGGCGCAGCCGTTGAAGTCGGCTCAGCCCTTGGAGTCAGTTGGCTGTAAACATCACGCTGAAGCCGGTCTTGGTGGTGACGAGCCACAACGGCGGCCTTGCTCGGGTCAGCGGTGTCGGCGATCAATGCCTCGGTCGCAAGGACATCGACTTTCTTGCCATCCGATGAAAGCACCAAGCGGTTGTTGTCTTTCAACCAGGTGATGTAACTGGGAGACCTGCCGATGCGAGCCGCGAAAGCGCTCTTTGACAGGTAGGTTGGTTCTGTCATGAGCCCTCCTTTTTCAACGGCTTTTCAATGAAAACCTTTCAATTTCAATGGATTGAATTTCAGTAAGCTGGCAACCCTGCCGCTAACGCTTTCCCGCGGGTTTCCGACCCCGTACCCACCGGATAACCCCAGGGTCCCCGGCGATTTCAGGCCTCCCCGCCACCGTTCGGTGGCAGATCGGAGAGGCCCAACCGCTTTGCCGCCCAGCGTTCGTACAACCCGATGGCTACATCGGCGCCGGCCATGGCCGTCAAACATCCGATGCCCCCTGCTGCAACAATCGAAACCCCGGCGGCATGCAGCAGCATCATCGTCGACAACCCGCAAGCAACGCAGGCACCGGACCGCAGCGCCAATCGCCTCACCAGCGGCCAACCCCGCACCCCTGCCTTGTCAGCTCGCCACATCTCACCGGACACGCCGCCGACCAGCGACAAGACAATCACCATCCAAACCGGCATATCTACCAACGCCTGCTGCTCATTCGTCATCGCCTACCCCATAAACGCGAAAACCCGGCGCAATGGCCGGGTTTGGTGGTGTGGTGCCTGCCGCTCTCTGCGGTCGCACCTATCGAAGATGACTACTTTTTACAGGTGGATTCTCATGGCAGCAACCCCACTTTAATGCCACCCGGTGAATGTCTGGGCTACGTCTAGGCAATGTCGGTGAATATCTTTTTTTCGGCCTTCAGCGCCTCTGGCGCTGTCCTACCTGTCCCACCATTCAGAATCGAAGTAGGACAGTTGGAGCCCCCTAAATTCGCGGCGCTGCCCTACTGTCCTACCTTTTTTACTTTTCTCTCGTGTATAGAGAGAAAGCTAAAAGCACGCGTACGCGCCATAGGCGCGAATACGTGCCCGCTACGCATATGTGTGCATGACGCGGGTGAAGGTTGGACAGTAGGACAGCCCAGCAACAACGCGGCCTGCGCCTGTCCTACTGCTGTAGATGACAGTAGGACGAGGCCGGACGGTAGGACAGTGACGGACGGATTGATACCAAAGGTCATGCAGCCTTCCCCATCAGCAAGCCTTCGATGTTCACATGGGCATCATGCAACCAACGGTAGTAGGTCGGCGCGCTACACCCACAGTGCAACATCTTCTGCGACAGAAAGCTTTCATGGTTGCAGTAGTGCTCCCACACCACCAAAGCCAACTCAGGTGCCAGGTGCTTATTGACGATCAACTCAATATCCGCCGACTCATCCAACAACACCCGACTACCACGAGTCCCCCGTATCAGCTCCCCCTTGCACTCCATCAGCATCGCGATCATGTTCCCGCCACTTGCCCCGCCATAGCTTTCGGGCACCGGCGAATGCAGATCCTGCGCCCAAAGCTTGAGCATCTCATCGATACGCTTAATCAAAGCAAGGCTCCTCAATCGGTGCCTGCTGCAATGCAGAACAACGCCCCCAAGTGGCCGGCTTCTGATAAGCCCATTGCCGCACACCGCTTTTCGGCAATGCCGTCAGGCGCTTCTTACGCCAGCCAAGCCGATGCATGATCGCCCCAACGCGCATCTGCTCTGGCTTACCCCAATGGCCGAAATCCAGTTTCAAGGCCTGACTCAGAATGTCATTGCCAGTCGTAGTTTCGCCAATCTGTGACTCCTCCAACCAATGCAGTATCGGCCCCTCCCACTCGTCCACCACAAAGCGCTCATCCTGCGCCTCGGCAAACATCTGCGACTCATCCTTGGTCACCCACCAGATATCACCGGCCTCATAGCAAAACACCGCCTCGGCCCATAGCTGGTCACGTATCTCGCGCAAGGCATCGAGGTCGACCTTGTTGCAGAACACCGGCCAATAACGCCGGTTGCCCGTGGCGTCCTTGAGGTATTCCTCTTGGTTGGTAGTACCCACGAAAACACACTGGCGTGGCACGTCATTCGTTCTGCGGCCGTAACTCTCGCGGTAGGTATCGATGGACGCCGAAAAGAACTGCTTGGCCTTGGTACTCTCGGCCTTGTTGAAGCTATCCAACTCCCCCAGCTCGACAATCCACTTACCGCGAATCGCCTGAAAGCTGTCCTTATCACCAAGGGCGAACGGTGTATCCATAAACCACTCACCGCCGAGAATCCCCATCGCTGTAGACTTACCTTCACCCTGCCCGCCTTCGAGGATCATCACCGAGTCGGCCTTGCAGCCCGGGCGCATCACCCGAGCCACCGCCGAGATCGGCCAACGCTTGCCCACCTTGGCCGAGTAGTCGCTGGCCTCAACGCCGAGTACATCAGTCAACCAACTATCCAACCGAGGGACACGATCCCACACAAGCTTTTCCAGGTATTCACGCACCGGGTGAAAGGCGTGGTCATGCGCGACCACACTGACCGCCTCAACCACATGAGATGCCTTAACCCGCAGGTTGTACTGCTGCGCGAGCCACTTCATCACCCGCATATCATCGATGTCAGCCCAGTCACCTGCACCACCGCCATAAGGTGCCGCGCGCAACTTGATGATCTTCGAACTGAACACGCTATAACCAATCACCCCAGCCCAACGCTCATCATTCCCGAGGATCAGCTCAACGTTCTGCATATGCGCGATCAAGGCACCGCTTTCGCTGCGGGCCAACATATCCTTCCAACCGCCTGCAGCCGGTGGCTTGACCACCGCCAACACCTGGCGGCGTACTGCGTCCAAACCTTCGGCAATATGCAGGTCATTAAAGTCGGTCCATTTGTCTTCCCGCTCACCCGAGAAGATCGGCGCGACCACCTGCCCGCCAACAATCAACGCGGCGTTGTTCGCCTTCTCTTCACCCGGGTTCCAGGGCTCACCATTCGGGCGTTTCGTCTTCCAGTCATCATCCCGGCAAACAATCAGCGGGCAACCGGGGAATCGCTCGCGCATGGCCTTGCAAACCACCAACAAATTGCCCGCATCAAAAGCGATGGCCACAGTCAGCGAAGTCGCCATATGCAGGCTGGCACCAGTGGCGTAACCCTCACACACCAGCACCGGCTCACCCGGCTCCGGGTGCGGCCCGATCAGGTGAAAAGCACCCTCCTTCGACATGCCGTAAGGCCAGTAGGACTTGTCCCGGCCGGTGTCTTCTTGCTTGGCCGGAAACACCACCTGCAGCCCGACGATCTGATCCCGCACGTTACACATAGGCACCAAAAACGCGCCTGAGCGCGGTGCATATCGAACGCCAAAACCAACAATCTGCTTTCGATCCAGATAGTCGCTGCGCCCCTTCTCCGGCATGCGTTCGAACAACCCCGCTGCCCGATTCGCCGCACGACGCGCTGCATTCGCTGCGATCTCGGCAGCACGGCGCTTGGCCTCCTCCTGTCGTGCACGCATCACCTCACGCTCTTCTGGCGACATCCGACCGGCTTTGACTTTGATCTTCTGTGTCTCACCCGAACGCCAATCACCAAAGCTGCCGAAAATCAGCGTCTCGTTCTTCTCGGTCCGATGCTCATGGATGACATACCAGCCGTTCTTTTCCTTGCCCTTGTCCTGGGCAGTCTTGCATCGGGTGAGCTTGCCAAAGATCAACGGCTGCTCAGGCTCAAGGCCATAGTCTGCGAATTGACCCAAGACTTCATCGAGCATAATGCCCCCCTTGCTTGGCCTTGAGTTCTTCGCACTCCGTGCAACGCTTGCAACCTTGCGAAGCCGCCCGACGCGCAGGAGAGATAGGCTCCTCACAGTCAATGCAGGTCTTGCGCGAGTCAGCTACTTGCATAGGCTTGCGCGCGGCAAAAGCTTCCTCAGAACGCTCCAGAATCTCCCCCGCCATATCCGCCCAGTCAGCCACGGTCTGCACCCCGCGTGGTCTGGTTGACATACGTGGCGCGGTTAAACATCCCCAGCAACCCCTGAATCCCGCGAAACACCTGCAGGCGGATGGCGGCCAACTCCTCGTCGGACACCACCCCATCGCCGATGCTTTTAGCCCACGTATCGGCCAGATCCGCCACCTGCCGAAAATACTCAGCAATGCCAGTGGTCAGCGTCTCGGGCATGTCATTGGTGTACGCCTCGGCCAGTTCCTGCCAAGTCGTATCACCGACCAGCGCATGCACCGCATCCAGAATGCGGCGATCCTTGGTCAACTCCAGGATCTCGCCGAACTCCTGAATGTTCACCGTGTGGCTGGGGTGTGTGGGAGAGAGTTTGTGCTGCAGCGTGGTGGCGTTTCTGCCGGTGGTGGCGGCGATTGCTGCGGCGCCACCGGGATAGTCCCGAGCAGCGTGATAAAGCGCGAGATCGAGCGGCAGAACTTCCCGCTGCGCCCGCTCAACAGAACTCAGAGCGATTCGGCTCATGGCATTAATCCTTATAAGTTGCCAGTGCCGCGCGACATGCAGTGGTGATACATTTGCCGCGTGGCTTGAAAGGGCCCAAACGCCGGCGAGGTCCGCAAGACCAAAACCGGCACCGTGCCGGGGCGAGCAATCCGTTGCTCCCCCCTAGCGCAACCGCTGCCCAATCTGTGGTGGAAAAGGCAGCAACACCAAGGCATCCGTGCCTTGGAAAGCGCAGTAAAGAGAGGTGGTTAGCATGTGGTGTGCCCGCCTTCCTTTACTGCGACCCGACAGCGCTGTGGTGGTGCGTGCCGGGAGAAACTGGGCGGCCTTTTGGTCGCCTTTTTTCTAGCTATGCTGCTTTGGATGCGGGAATTGTTTCTGTGATACCAAAATGCTCAAGTACCTCTGCAAGTGAAACGCAACCTTCGCTCTCTCGGGCCAATGACTTGATCAACGACACGCTAGGATCTTTACTCGCATATTTGACGTGGAGTCGCAGATAGCTCACAGCAATGCCACAACGCTCGGCGTAGGCCATGAGTGCCCCAGAATCCAAACGGTTTATATAATCGCGTACCTTCATATGGTGTACCTCCGACACCAAATTTAACCATATAGGTTATTTTTTGCAATACCTACATGGACATTCACCTAGAAGGTTAATTTAGCCAGAATCACCTGATGAAAATCTCAGATACGCGTCTTCAAAATTTCCGCAGAGTCTTGGCTGAGAAAAAGCTTCGCCTGACTGACCTGGCTGACCTTTTGGGCAAAGCACCGGCTCAAGTGAGTGCTTTCGGCGGTAAAAACCCCACAAAAGGTATCGGCGATCAAATTGCCCGCGAGATAGAAAAAGCTTTGGGACTTCACAGCGGCTATCTCGATATGCCCTACGGATTGGGTGAATTCAACAACGCCACAGTGCTAAGTCACACTGGGCGTAAATTGCCAGTTATAGGATCAATCGCAGCAGGTGCCTGGTGCGAGGCTCATGGCACTTTCGATCCAAGAGATGCTGAAGAATGGATAGATGCACCAGGCCCCGTCGGTCCTCATGCATTTATTCTTCGGGTCGAAGGGATTAGCATGGAACCGAAATTTATGGAGGGAGATAAGATCGTGATCGACCCTTCTCTTGAGGCAATGCCGGGCCATTTCGTTGCAGCTAAACGAACCAGAGATCAAGCAGCAACGCTCAAACAGCTGAAACAAGAAGGCGAAGAGCAGTATCTGTTCGCGCTTAATCCAGATTGGCCCGAACGAATCATCCGAATGTCAGAAGAATGGACGATCTGCGGGAGAGCACGATGGAAAATTTCAGACCTTTGAATCCAAATGCATTGAAAATTCCTCTCAAAAAATACTGGCATTTCACCCCCGTTCAAGGTAAAAAAGAAGCGCTTTGGGGTGTGTTGGTAACTCGACCATCCAGAAATGGGTGCAACTAATTACGAAGGGCTTCGGCTCTTAGCTTTCGGGCTTGCTCGGAAACGAGCGTTACACTCTTAACTAAAATCGGCACCCCATCGCACCTTCCATAAAAAAGGAATTTTTACAAATGTTCGCAGACAACATTTGGTGGACCCGCAAATCCAGAATTCAAGCAGAAAAACGATTACTCGCTAATGCCTTTCAAGCGCAACTGCTTCTAATTTGGTATTCATTTTTATCAGCAGCTGTATCTGTATACTACCTAAAAGCCACAGCCAGTAGTTATGCGAACGTATCATGGGTTGCCTTTTCAGTCTTAATCTTAAGTATTTCAGGGTTCATTAATGGACTATCTTACAAAGAAAGGGCCAACCTGATAAAAGAATGCTATGAAAGCCTGCAAGAACTTTATACACAAGCAAAGGCGGCGGATGCAGATATCTCAAAAATCAACATACGATATCAAGAGATTCTGAAAAGCTGCGAAAACCACGAAGATATTGACTACTGCATTACTCTCTGCGACACGTATCTTTCCCACCCCTCGCCAAAACATCATCGCCGCGGTCTAACCAAACATCCGACTTGTTTTATTTGGTTAAAGGTTATTTTTTACTACCTTAAACGCTGCACCGCTTTGACAATTTTGTATTTACTGCCAATCGGGATGTTTTTTGCGATGGAAATAGGGACCTCTACATGAGCGCCAAGGCTCACTTCAACAAAGCTTTCAGCACTAAAAACCTGAAAAAAATCTATGCCGAACATATTGTACTTTCTCGTGCCACCGGCATTGACAACTTAACCCAAAAACAATTCTGGCGCCTGCTCAAAGAGCAAATTGCCATTACATCAAGAAAAGCGAAAGCCGGAACATATGCGTTTACAAAGTACAAATTAAAACTCGTTAGCAAAGGCAGAGGAAAATCTCCCCGTGAGATATCGATCCCTACAATTCGTGATCGGATATGCCTGCGAGCTCTTTGTGATGTTTTAATGCACACATATCAGTCTTCGATTTCGTTTCAGCTTCCTCAAGATACCGTCCGCATTGTAAAAAATTGTGTTGACTCCGGAAAATACGATAGCTTTATCAAATTAGATGTAAGTAATTTTTACCCAACGGTTCTTCATGAAGAACTTCTAAAAAGACTGAGATCAAAAATTCGCTCTCCGATAATACTTAATCTTATTATCAATGCTATTTCAACACCAACCGTTAGCAAATCCAGCTCATTTGATACTGCCAATACCATAGGCGTACCACAAGGGCTGGCCATCTCTAATGTACTAGCTGCAGTCTACCTAATAAACATCGATAAAAAATTCTCCACGCTACCAGACGCACAATACTTTCGTTACGTCGATGACATTCTAATTTTATGCAACGACACCAATAAAGAAAACATTGCGAAGGAAATCGTTCATCAGTTTAAATCCATTGGACTTCAAGTCCACGACCCTATTGAGGCACCTCATAAATCCTCCATGGGCAAGCTGGGTGAAAAATTTGACTACTTAGGCTATGAATTCCGAAACGAAATAATTAAAAAAGTTGACACCCCTATCACCACTGCCCGCTCTGGCTCCATTGAAAAATTAAAAGACTCGCTTGCCTCGATATTTACAGGCTACAAACATTCAAAAATAAAAAGTCTAGACTTTTTAACTTGGCGCCTGAACATGCGAATTACGGGATGTGTCTTTCAAGAAAAGAGCCGAGGTTGGCTGTTCTTTTTTTCTGAAATCGATGACGAAAAACTGCTTCATCAACTAGATTTATATGTCGACCGATTAGTAAAGAGATTTAAAGCGCCAATAACACCAAAAAGTTTTGTTAGGGCTTTTTATGAAATTAATCGACGCCGCCACATTACAAACTATGTACCAAATTTTGATAAATACACCATTCCTCAGATGCAGGCCGTACTAACGGACTACTTCAATAAAAATATAACCGGTCTAACTGACGAAGAAATTGAGTACGAATTTAAAAAACGAATAGACAGACAGTCACGTGAATTGCTGATAGACCTGGCAACGAACAGCTCAGCCTCATAACACCCAGGAGGTTATTTTTTCTTGCATAGTTAACCTTTATGGTTAATATTTGCCTCACTCTCCACCACAGAGCGAGGCAACACCATGCACACCACAGCCACCTTACATGTCCATCCAGCCGCTGCTGACCCCTTCCGCATCTTCGAAATTCGCCGCCTTGCCCGCGAATACGGCTGCCCGTTTGCCACCACCAAACCGAAGCCGAAAGCCCGCACCGCTCCCGCGCCATTCGACCCGAATGGTGGGGGGCACGCAGCATGAGCAAATTCAAACTCGACAACCGCACCCTGCAGTTGCTGAATGCTCAGGTCAACCTGACCGAGACTTTCAATCACGTCCTTCGGACAATGCCCAAGCGTGAACGCCTAGCGTTCCGTCTCAAGGTTGAACATGGCACAAAGGAAAGCACCTTCGTCGTCGAACTGGGCAGCGAACGCCACACGCTGACCTTGAACAACGAAAAGAAGATGCACCTCAAGCTGGCCGACTTCATCGAAGAAATCGCCAACGGCCCGTTCGAACCGAGCAACACAGGTGATCTGTCTTACCTGCCCCACACAAAGCGCGAATACGGCCGGTTTGATCTTCAGGACAGGCAGCGCGTGTTCGAGCTGGTCATCACCGGCGGCACCTTGAGCCTCGACATGGGTTTCGAACTACCACTCCACGTCGCGATCCACCGCACCCACACCCGCCCTGGCGTCACCACCATCCTGAGCATCGGAGTGAAGAGCCCGCGTACGAAATGCTTCACCGTGTGCGGCACGGATGTCGAGATCTACGGCAAGGTCGTGGAGTCCATCAACCACCTGGCTGCTGCGGCGACACCTGCCGCACACGCTGCGTGAGGGGGATGCCATGGAACGCACGCTCGCCCAGGCCGCAAGTCAGTTTGGCCTGACACGGCCCAAGCTCATCTCCCTGATGCGGGAAAAGGGCTTGCTAAACGAACGGAACCTGCCGGCCTACCCCACCCGTGACCGCTACTACCTAAGGGTCAAGGACGGCCACTGGTATCACGAACAACTCGGCATGCAGTACAGCCAATCAACCCGGGTCAAACACCCCGGCATTCGTTGGCTGGCCGAGCAACTGGGGTTGGAGCTGCCAGGCATCCCGGTAGACAACCGTGACGTGGCCTAGGGAATACGCCCGCCAGATCATCGCCATGGGTACACGCGAGGAGCGCAACGCCGCGCTCCTCGAAGTACCCGAACATCTGCGGGAGCTGACCAAACGCCACTGCCTAAACGCCTGGAATCACCCATCACGATTCAAACGCAAGGAGGCCACGCAAGCCCATGAGCAACGCCAATCAGAACCCACTCCGGCTAATGCCGGCACCAGAAACGGTAACCGTTGAACTGCTCTACCGCACCTTCGGCGACGTGCTCATCCCTCTAGAAAAACTTCGCCTGCAGTACTTCCGCAATCTCAACGAACAGACATTCGCGTCCGACCTGGACAACGGCCGCATCCCGCTGCCAGTGACCACGCTTAAAGACAGCCGAAAGTCCTTCAAGTACGTCCATATTCGCCACTTGGCGTCGTGGATAGACATCAGGGCCTATTCAGCAGACGAAGAGCAAGCAAAGAAACAGGCCGATTCAATTCCGCAAGACCAGTAACCAAAACGGCCGCCACCACCGGCCAACCAAAATCACCAGGAGCACACCACATGACTACAACCCAGATCTGCGCACTGATCGTCCTCATCTTGCTCGTCGGCCTCACCTATTGGGCCGGCTATCGCGGCGGCCTCATCGATGGTCGCCTCGAGGGCATTGATGAAGGCATGGCCATCCAGCAATCCGACCATACGCAAACCGTCCGCAACCTGGAGCTGTCGATCGACCAGGCAAGGGAACACCACCAGCAGCTTTACGCCCGCTACGAGCGCGCACTGGCCACTTCGAAACTGGGAGAACAACAACGCCAAACCTTGCTGGCCATCGCCGAAAAACTCAGGATTGCCGCCGAAACATTCGCCGCATTCCGCACCGGCAAAAAACTCGAACGCGAATCCGTCGCCCTCCGCGAACAAGCACTCGCCATGGCCGCCCTGTTGGAGCCAGTAGAGCAGGAGGCCGCAGCATGAAACGTGCCCTCCTACGCCTCACACCCCAAGCGGCTGGAGAGCTGCAACAACAGCTCACGAAGGCCTCAGCCGAGCTTCGCGAAGTGACACGCTTCCGCAAAGAGTTCGATCGACAGCTGACCACGCTGATCGGCCAGGACGCCCTACGTAAGCTGCACAAGAACACCCGCAACACTGTGCTGCTCGCCGAACTGATCAAGGAGGCCGCATGAACAAGCCCCCCACCGCCACCACCACCGACACACGGCTAACGCTTCACCAGCGCCTGATGGACCAACTGGCTATCGAACACCGGAGGAAAGCGGCATGAAGATGGAACAGAACACCACCCAGACATCGACCGCTTTGCTCCGCAATGCCATTGGCGTCGACGCACCAGAAACAAACAGCCTCTGCTGCGCAGCAGCAGGCATTATTGACCCTCTCACCTCCACTGCCGAGGCACTTATACCCCACGAAAAGCTGCGCGAGGCAGCCGCTCCTGATGCAACGCTAATCGCTCAGAATTGCCCGCTCGCGCAGCTTGTCCAGGGGTATAAACGTCTTTCATTGGAGGTCGCGTGAATGAGCTGGCTCTTTTCGCAGGCGCTGGTGGCGGAATACTCGGCGGCCACCTCCTCGGCTGGCACACCGTCTGCGCTGTTGAGCGTGATGCCTACGCCGCACAGATTCTGGCGCAACGACAAACCGATGGACTGCTCCCGCCTTTCCCGATTTGGTCTGACGTGTGCAGCTTTGACGGACGGCCATGGAGAGGCCTTGTTGACGTGGTTTCGGGAGGATTTCCTTGCCAGGACATCTCGGCCGCAGGCAACGGTTTGGGCATCGCAGGCGCCCGCTCCGGACTGTGGCGGCAGATGGCACGAATTACCGATGAAGTACGACCGCGCTACGTCGAACTGGAGAACTCACCATTGCTTGTGGGAAGAGGACTTGCCGTCGTGCTCAGTGACCTTACCGAAATGGGGTATGACGCGCGATGGGGTGTTATCGGAGCGGCTGACTTCGGAGCGCCTCACCAGCGAAACCGGATCTGGCTCATCGCAGAAGACACCCGCCAGTCGGTGGCCAACGCCCGTGGCGAGCATGTCAAAAGGATCTTCCCCTGCCGCGCTAATTCGAAAATCGGGGGCAGACCGATCAAACGATCGGCTCGATCACGCAGTGATGGCATTGGATGGTGGTCATCTGAACCCGGAATGGGTCGAGTGGTTGATGGGATGGCCTATCGGGTGGACCGACTTAAGGCCCTCGGCAACGGACAGGTTCCAGTCGTGGCTGCGGGAGCATTCGAATTGCTCTCCGCTAGCTGACAAGGAGGCAGCATGAATACAGCAAACACGTTCCAACTCCCAAGTGAGACGCTGACAGAAGATGAGCTGGCAGCTATAACCGGGTACAAGACGCCGTCTTTCCAACGACAGTGGCTGACTCAAAATGCTTGGGAACACGTACTCACAGGCGCACAACGGCCCGTCGTGGGCCGTGTTTACGCACGCCTAAAACTTGCCGGGGTACGCCCATCAGCAACCAATGCTGTCGCCGAAACTTGGTCCCTTGACCTTTCCCGTGTGAGCTAAAAATGCGCCATAAGAAACCAGCAAACCGAGACCTGCCACCAAGGATGATCCGTCGCACTCGCAAAAGGAAAAACGGCCAGATCTGGGTGGGCTACTACTACAACGGCAGAGACGCCGACGGCAATCGCGTCGAGATCCCCTTGGGCGGGGTTCTCGACGAAGCAAAGCTCGAATGGGCACGGCTTGATCGCAAAGCAGTTCCTAAACCGGTCCACTTGATGGGCCGGCTGTTTGACGATTACGAGTCGAAGATCATCCCAAAACTTAAACCAGGCACCCAGGACGATTACACAAAAGGCCTGAGACAACTCAGGAAAGCTTTCGAGTCTGCCCCGATTGATGCCATAACGCCGCAGGTAATTGCACAGTACCGTGACGCACGGACAGCTAAAGTTCGCGCAAACCGCGAAATCGCGCTCTTATCCACGATGTTCACCTTCGCCCGTGAGTGGGGCATGACTGACAAAGCGAATCCATGCTTTGGCCTTCGCCGAAACAAAGAGATGCCGAGAGACTACTACGCAGGAGATATCGTTTGGAAAGCCGTCTATACGCAGGCCCCACAGGACCTCAAGGATGCTATGGACCTTGCCTATCTCACAGGTCAGCGGCCAGCAGACGTACTAAAAATATCGATCGCCGACATGAACGATGGATTTCTGATGGTAGGCCAAGGCAAAACGGAGAAAAGACTCCGCATACGACTTCACAACGGTATCACCGCCACCGACCTGAGCCGCTTTTTGGACGACCTGCTTGATAGAAGAGCCTTCACAGGCATTCGAAGTTCAAACCTGATAACTAACCAAGCAGGCTTGAGAATGAGCTACGCGATGCTAAGGAATCGTTGGGACGAGACACGGGAAAATGCTGCTGTGAAAGCTACGTCAGAGGGTGATGAAGCACTGGCAGCCAAAATCCGAAAATTCCAATTCCGAGATATTCGGCCGAAAGCTGCCAGTGAGATCGAAGATATAGGTCATGCCAGCCAGTTGCTTGGCCACTCCACGCAGGAAATGACCAGAAAGGTATATCGCCGTGTAGGTGAAATTGTGCGCCCTACGAAATAAATCATTCGCTAGAACAATTCTTCGTACTAGTTACCGTGCGAAGAATACGCTCGCAAATCATCGACAGTAATTGATGAGGCGCTTACCAGTTGGTAGTGCCTCTCCTCTACCACCTTAACCTCATCATCCTGAACAGTAAGTTCAAACATCGCTATTCGTCCATTAGTCATAAATTGGACCGACACTGCTCTACAGACAAGATCAGGAAACTTGGCTTTACAATAAGCAATGTCTTGATCGGTCTGCACTACACCATGCTTATCACTCCCTCCTTTCGCCTGCACCGGCACGACAAACTGCCGGCCATGCCTGTCGATTCCGACATAGACCTCGTCAATTTCGATCTGACCAATCGCTTTGACATGAGTACGGAGATGATTTTGCAAGGAGTAGGCAGTAATACCTAAAAAAATATCAATTAAACGATTGTATCGAACCTTAGCGAGCAGAGCTTGCTCATCACTCAAGGCGTAAGCACTGATTATCTCTGGCGTCGCATCCGGCACCTTGATAGTGATCAGTTCTTCGCGAGGAAGTATACGGTTTAGCTTTACCTTTTTAAATTTATAGAGAGCCGAACCGGAGCCTTTAATTATCCACTCCATTCCTTCTTCCGCGGTCTCTAAAATTGACTTTGGCAGCTCGTACCGATAGCGGAAAGCGTAGATAATATCTCCGATATTCTTCGGCAAAACGATCTTCAACTCATCAGCAATCGCCGAAATTTCCGCGCGAGAAAACTGAAACTCGCTCAGCCCCTCTTTGTAATTATTATCGAAGATCTTCGCAATAATTGCTTCGTAACGGTTCGGCCGGCGAACCTTTTTACCCTCAGGCATCTGTCTCTTCCATTAGTGAGGATGCGACATTTTTGCGTGTCCGCTGAGCGATGGTGTCACGCGGCACATCAAAATAGCGTGCCGCGTTCCCCATATCCAAACCGAGCAACGTGGTTGATCCCTGATCAAGAATCCGGCGAGGTTTTGTCGGCTTAATTTCAAGAGCTTCTACTATCGACGAGGCTATTGCCCGACCTAGCAGTGGTGGAACACTGTTGCCGATTTGACGGAATCCATGCCACTTAGTCGCATGAAAACGAAACCAATCAGGAAACGAGTGCAGCCGGGCGGCTTCCCTGACGGTTATAACGCGTGGCTGATAAGGGTGGATCGGTCTCGGAGAGGTGAAAGCCCCCCTAGCGCTGTCCGTGCCGGCACGTAACGTGTTACATAGGCCGTCTGGGGGCAGCTTACGGAAACGACTAACAGACTCGGTCTTACCATGTTCTGTAGCCATGAAGCGCTCCTGGGACAGAGCTGTGTGCTCCGTACGCAAGCTCGAACTCAGCAGGTCTTGGTCGAACGCACGCTTATAGCCAAAATCGCTTGGATCATCCTGCTGGTCACGAAGACGTTGTGCATATGATGAATTGGTTGTCCATTTCGCCCTGACAGCGTCAGTTGCGACCAATTCAGCAAACGTGTTTGCATCCGGCAAATCCCCAATCGCTTCCTCTACTGTCACTCGATGATCGAGAGGCATTGGGTAATGAGGAGCTTTGAGCCCGCGCTTTGTGCCCATCAAAAAAAGTCGTTTTCGATCCTGCGGTACCCCGTAATCCGCGGCATTGAGCACCTGATACGGGAGCACTACGTCATAACCGGCGTCACCGAGAGCCGCAATGAGCTCTTTAAGAAACTCCGAATGCTTTCCAAGAGTCAGCCCTTTGACATTCTCAAAAACACAATACTTCGGCTGCAGTTCTTCTACGATTCTCACGTAATGGAAAACGAGCTGATTTCTTGGATCATCCAAGGCACGCTTTCCAATTAG